TAATATGGAGAAAGAGCAATGGAATTAAGAAGAATAGAAGATAATGTCACTCAATTAAGGGTATCAAATAAAAATAATGAATTTTTAATAAATCAGTTAAAGTTTATTGGAGCAGTACCAGTCAAGGAAAGTAAAACCTATACGTACTTTAGATTTAATGGAAGCTTTGCAGATTGTAGAAAATATTTAGGGATGGGTTAATGAATAATTTGAAACAAATGCGAAGAAAACGGAGGCATATAGATGAGAAATATTGTTAAAAGGAGAAATCCTCAAATAAGAATTATAAGAAATCAGTTTAAAAATGATTTATATAAAGAAATGAAAAATAATAAAGGATTAGCAATAGCAATAATAAACACTTACACATCATGGAAACACAGAAGACACATTCATAAGATATGGGAGTTATTAGGTTTTAATCACAAAGAAGCATATAAAGATTATTGTGATAAATTAATGGGTAAACATCTAACTGGTAGCGAAACTATATGGAAAACACTATATTTTGGTGGATGTGAAGATTTAAGAAGTAAATATTTAAGAAAAATCCCAGAGGTTTATGCTATGGGAGATGCTTTAAGTGTAGCTTATAAGATTTTAAAGTAATTCGCAATTCAAATATAGAAGTTTGATTATATTGCGAAGTAAGGAGCTGGATATGATGAATGAAATAAAAATAAGATTTAAAAGCGGAGATATAGGATATTTTAAATTAGAAGATGGCGAAATAGAAGATTTTTTTGATTTTTTAGGAGATGCTATCAGAGATAGATTAGATGGAGTTTTGGAGCTTATTGATTTAGTTGATGATAAAAGAACGATTATAAATGTAAAAGATATTACAAGTTTTGGATATAGCAAAGTTGAAGAGTAATTTTATTTAATATGAATAAACTGCTCAAGAAGTACCAGTTCAAGAGCAGTCAATTAATTCTAAGTTAGAATTAAATCAAAGACGAGGTATAGAAAATGAGTTTTAAAGAAAAAATTGAAATATTTGCAACGATACTGAGTATCATTGCATTATTCGTTAGCATTTTTACAGCTATAGTTATTAGGAAATAATAAATTCAAAAAAAGTGTTATTAGGAGAGGAAGAGTAATGATAAATGATATAGAAATTTGCAAAGAATGTCATTACATGAATATTAAAGATTATTCATGTAGAGAAAGGCATTGTAGAAAGTGTGATAACTATGGGGGAAAATTACTTCCAGCTGATGTAAGAATAATTCAAAGACCAGTTATGGTTAGGATTGATTGTCCTCATTGTGATTATGAAATAGAAATGCAGTATAGTGACTTTGAAGGGTTAATGCCAAGTGAGTATCCAGGAGATTGGGGAGGAGAAGTAATAGAGTGTCCAAACTGTAATAAACAAATTGAGATAGATGATTATGATTGGGATTAGGAGAGAAAGTGCAATGAAAAGATATAGGGTTGAATCAAGAAGTGGGAAAAATCATTTTAGAGCAGATTGCACAGAGGAAGAATTAGAATATTGGAAGGCTATATGCAAAATTGATTCTATAGAAAATCAAGGCAAATGTTATTATAGAGAGTTTCCAGTTAGTAAAAATAAAAAGATTTTTTATGCTAAAGATAATCCGAATATGACTAAAGAAGAATTAGAATTAATTCGCAAAAAGTTAAAGTGATTTAGTGAACAATTCAAAATAGGAGGTTGTTATGGGGATATATGCTTTATATAAGGGGGAACAGATGCTTTCTACAGGTACAATATATGAAATAGCAAAGGATTTAGGGGTTGAAGTAAGAACAATAAAATATTACGGAACCAATGCCTATAAAAGAAAGCTAGAAAAAAGAAATGTAAGAAATGCTCGTGAGTTAGTGAATTTGGATAATGAATAATTCAAATAAAAGAAAGTGATTATAAGAAATGTTGGAAATAAATAAGGCAAGGGAACAACAGTTAAAAGAAAGAATTAAAAGATTAGAAAGCTATGTTTATGAAGGTGATGATACACCACAGCTTAAGAAAATATATGAAGATCAAATAAAATTTTTAAGAGAAGAGCTTAAGCAGTATGAATAGATTAAAGGGGGATATATGTTAGAGATTTTAGAATTTATATTTAAAGATTTTTGGCACTTTATTGGAGTGATTATATTATTAGCTATAATAAGTGATGGAGTAAGCGGGATGTTTAAATAAAAAATTAATCGAAAATAAAATACTCGTAAATGATAATAAAACTAAAAGGAGGGAATATGAGTAAATTACTAAATGTTGGCTATTTTAATAGTATAAATAAGGACAGAGTTGTATCAGTAGCAGATTATGAAAGTGCTCCTATAAAGAAACTTGTTAAGAATGCTAGAGATATGGGAATGTTAGTTGATCTAACACAAGGTAAAAAGACAAGAGCAGTTATAGTTATGGATAGTAGCCATATAGTTTTAACAGCAAAAAGTGCGGAAGCACTTGCTAAAAATGAATAAAAATAAAAGAAAATATAGTAAAAAGCATATGTTTTTTAAAAAAAGCGGGGGTAAATTTCTCTCGCTTTTTTTATATTTATGATATTATGAATATAAATTAAATCGGAAATAACAAGAAGTTCATAGGGATATTACTTATTAAAATTAAAAAATGTCCACTTTGAATGGGTTGGGGTAAACTATATCATTTTTTAGGGGGAATGGATTTGAATAAAGAATTAGTAAAGCAATTGTATTGCAATGGATTAAATGCAAGAGAGATTTCAGAACATTTAAATGTAAATAAATCATCAGTAAATAAGTGCATACAAAGAAACTTTAAAGAATTTAAATCTATTCACTTAAAAAATAGAAAGCACCTAAAGTTTTATGAAAATGAAGTAAGAAAAATAACAAAATATGAAAGCAAGCAATATATGAGTGATAAAACTTTTATATTAAAGAATAGATCATTATATGAAACTAAAGAAGATGGAGATATAGTATTAAAAAAGAATATAGGATGTGCAATACCTTGGGATGTACCAAGAAGATTGACAAATGAGTTTAAGAGTTGTTAGAAATAACAGCTCTTTTAATTTGCCAAAATATATTTAGTTATTTTATAAAAATGCAAAATTATAAAAAAGTGAGGAGTAAAAATGAGGATAGAAGAAATCTTAAAGGAGCTGCAACCATATGAATATGATAATTTAGATAAAAAAAGAAAAAAAGTAATTCAGGTTAAAAGAAAAACTTCAAGAAAAGAGAAGTTAGATATAAAGGAGTTAATGTCTAATAGATATTATAGGCGTGGTCGTGGTGGAGCTATAAAGCAGGTGAGGTAATGATTAGAAAGAGAAAAATAACATTTGAAGAACCTGAAAGAAAAAAGAAAGTACCAGCACTTCCTATTCAAGAGCGTGATTATAATAGATTCAAATATAAGTTGGAAGAAGTTAGCAAAGATTGTCCAGAAAGAAACTTAATGATCTTTTATATTGGAGTCGCTACTGGATATAGATTAGTTGACTATGTAGGATTGACAATTGGAGAATTAAAGGAGTTTTTGGATGAAGATAAGTTTATTATTCAAGAAAGTAAGCAGTATAATGCATGGAAAACACATATTGCAAATAATCCTAATTCAAAAAGAAAGCCACCAGCTCCTAGAGAGTCAATAATTCAAACAAATCTTAGAAAGAAAATTAAAGATTATGTTAAAGGTAAAAAGAATAGTGAATATGCATTTGAAAGTGAAAAGTACCCTGGTGAGCCTATAACTCCTAAAACATATAGTGCAATATTAAAAAAAGTTGGACAAGAATTAGGATTAAAACATATTACTGGACATAGTTTAAGAAAAACATATGCTCAAAGATTATGGCAAGAAAAAAGAGATTTAGAGTTTGTTAGAAAAAGTTTAGGTCATAAGTCAATAGAAACTACAAAACATTACTTAGGATTAGATAATGAAATTAAAGAAGATGCATCAAGAATAGCAGATTCAAAATTATAATTTTTTGTACTTAATACGAAAAAAAGTAACGAAGGCATATAAGAGAGAAAAAATAAAAATTCTTACTAATATATGTACTAAAAAAATAGTATGCGTAATTATAGGGGTTATTTCGCATAAGGAAGTGATAAGAGCAATGGGGCTCAAAGTATTGATTTTAAAGGCTTTAAATAGTTTTTTATCAATAATAATTAAAATTTTAAAATCAAAAAGAGTTAATTATAAATCTGGAAACTCAACCTAAACAGTATTCACATGTTATAAGAACTTGCTTTAAAGGTATTAAAGGATAGTAATGGAGGTGTGTAATGGCTAGGAAAAGAAATCCTAATAGAGATTTAGCTTATGAGTTATTTAAACAGTCTAAAGGAAAGCTAACTTGTAAAGCTATAGCAGAACAACTAAATGAAAAAGAAAGCAATATAAAACTGTGGAGAAGAGAAGATAAATGGATTAATAAAGGTGGAGCACCAAAAGGAAATAAAAATGCATTAGGGAATATAGGACAACTTAAACATGGTATATACTGTGATGAATCAAGATTTAGAGATAATAAGTTTTTATCTAAGTATTTACCTAGAAGTATGGTGAATGTAATAGAAGAGCTTAAGAGTGAAAATCCACTAGATATGCTGTGGAGCAATATATTAATACAACAAGCTAAAATATTAAATATGCAAAAGATTATCCATGTAAAAAATAAAAATGATATTACAAAGGTAAAAACCAAAGAAGCATATGGGGAAAACTCATCTACAGAAGAATGGGAATATCAATTTGCTTGGGATAAAGAGAATGCAGCAGTAACAACACTATCAAAAGCTATGCAAACTTTATTTAATATGATAAAGCAGTATGATGAAATGGTTCATAAGAATTGGGATCTAGTAACAGAAGAACAAAAATTAAGGATAGAAGTATTAAAAGAAAAACTAAATAAAGATGATATTTCTGGAATTAATAATAGAGTTCAAATTGTAGATGATATAGATGATTAAAGTAAAGTTAAAAAGTATAATTGCAAGTAGTTTTTATGAATCTCATAAAGATATAAAGAATGAACTTCATACTCATTACTGGTTTAAAGGTGGTAGAGGAAGTACAAAATCATCTTTTATATCAATAGAAATAGTATTAGGCATGATGAGAGATGCACAAGAAGGTATAATATCAAATGCTTTAATACTAAGAAGAGTTAAAGATACTTTATCAGAATCAGTAAGAGACCAAATAAAATGGGCCATAGATACTTTAGGTGTTAGTGATGATTGGCATGTTCCAGAAGCAAAGCTAACTATAACTTATAAGCCTACAGGACAAGTAATAAGATTTAAAGGTGCGGATAATCCAAAGAAAGTTAAATCTACTAAAGTACCTAAAGGATATATTAAATATATTTGGTATGAGGAAGTAGATGAATTTGAAGGAAAACATAAGATAGATACTATTAATCAATCACTTATGAGAGGTGGACCAAAGTTTGTTGTATTTTATTCTTTTAATCCACCAGAAAGTCAAAGAAATTGGTGTAATCAAGAAGTTGTTGAAATTAGAGAAGATAAATATGTTCATCATAGTGATTATAGAACAGTGCCTAAAGAATGGCTTGGAGAACAATTTATAATTGAAGCTGAACATATGAAGAAAGTTAATCCTACTAAATATGAGCATGACTATTTAGGTGCTGTAACAGGTACTGGTGGAGAAGTATTCACAAACATAACAGTAAGAAAGATAACAGATGATGAAATAAAGTCATTTGATAGATTAAAGAATGGATTAGATTTTGGTTATGCAGCAGATCCTTTAGCTTATGTATTAATGCATTATGATAAGACCAGAAAAAGATTATTTATATTTGGAGAAGTATATAAAGTTAAATTAAGTAATAGTAAAGCTGTAGAGTTAATAAAGGAGCTTAATCCTTTAAATAGAAGAGTTACAGCAGATAGCGCAGAACCAAGAACCATAAATGAATTTAAAAATCTAGGATTAAATATAACAGGTGCAAAGAAAGGGCCTGATTCAGTTGAACATGGAATTAAATTCCTAAGTGAAGAGATAGAAGAAATAATAATAGATCCAATTAGATGCCCGAATACTAAACGTGAGTTTATGGGATATGAAATAGAAAAAGATAAGGAAGGAAATTTAAAGGGTGAATATCCAGATAAAAATAACCATACGATTGATGCTGTAAGATATGGAATGGAAGATGAAATTATTAGTAGAAAAGTAAAGTTAGGAAGCAAGAATAAATTAGGAATAAGATAGGAGTAATATAATATGGCTATAGTAAGGGATAGGAAGTTTCTAGATAGTGATGGAACAGTATCTACTAAACTTCTTTTTTCATGCATAAAAGAGCATAGGCTTGAAGTAGAAGCTAGATTAAATAAATTAAATGATTATTATGAGGGAAATCATAAAATACTTGATAGAACATTCAAAAACAAGAATATACCTAACAATAAAATAGTATGTAATCATGCTGAATATATAGCAGATTTAGCAGTTGGATATGTATTTGGTGTACCTATCTCATATAGTGGAGAAGGAGCAGAAGCATTAAATATAAACTTTACTGAAATAGATGAAGATAGTCATAATAATGAATTAGCTTTAGATTTATCTATATTTGGTAGAGCATATGAATTGATATATATGAATAGTGATGAAAAACCAAAGATAGAATTAGCTTCATTAAGTCCAATAGATACTTTCTTAGTAGTAGATAATACTGTAAAAGAAAGACCTATGTTTGCAGTTCATTATTATCCTAATATTACGTTAGAAAACACTATAAAAAACTATACTGTAGAAATATATACAGAATCAGAAAAGTTAGTATATGAGATTCCAACCTTGGATGGTGAGTGTTCAATTGAAAAAGAAGTAGATATAGATGAACATTATTTTAATGGAATACCTATTATTGAGTATACAAACAATAAAAAGTCTAGAGGAGATTTTGAAGGTGTTATAGCATTAATAGATGCTTATAATAAATTGCAATCAGATAGAGTTAATGATAAAGAGCAATTAGTAGATGCATTTCTAGTTCTTATAGGTCAAAATTTAGGAGATTCTAAAGAAGAAGTAAGTGAAACAGTGCAATATTTATTAGAGCAAAAAATACTAGAACTTGATGATGGTGGAGATGCAAAGTGGTTAATTAAATCATTGAGTGAGGATCAAGTTGAAATATTAAAGAAATCTTTAAAAGATGATATACATGAGTTTTCTAAAGTACCATGTTTAACTGATGAAAATTTTGTAGGTAATTCTTCTGGTGTTGCAATGAAATATAAATTATTGGGATTTGAACAATTAGGGAGAACTAAAGAAAGATATTTCAAAAAGGGATTAAGAGAAAGACTTAAACTTATAGAAAATATAGAGGGGAAAAGAGCAAATAATATTAAATCTTCTGATATAGATATAAGCATGAAAAGAAGTTTACCAGTAGATGATGAATTATTAGCTAGAATTGCAAGTGAAACAGAAGGATTCATATCATGGGAAACTAGAATTAAGAATTTTGATCCAGAAATTGATATTGAAGAAGAAAGAAAAAGATTAGAAGAAGAAAAGAAGAGAAATATTGAAGAGCAACAAAAAGCATTTGGCTTCCCGTATGATAAAGCAGATAATCCGAATGATGATAAGGAAGGTGAAGAAGAATGATAATAAGTGCTTGGATAGTATTAATTTTAAATGCATTAACTGGAGTAACAAACTTTTTTGGAGTATTTACTGAAAAAACTACTGGTAAGAGAGTATTAAGCTTTATAGGCTGTATAATTAGTATATTAACTTGTATACTATCTATTTATATTTTAAGGTTATAGAAGGTTATAGTATGAATAGCAGAAATAATAGTTACTGGGAAGCTAGAACAAACGCTATAATGGACAAACAACAGTTAAACGCTGATATAACATATAGGAAGTTAAGGAAGGCTTATATAAAGGCTATAGCTGAAATAGAAGTAGATGTTAGAAGAATATATAATAAGCTTAAGAAGAATGGTGAACTTAATGATAATCAAGTAAAAGAATTTTTAAATACTGAATTATCAAAGTTAGATAGAAAAGAATTAAAGAAGTTAATTCTAAATACAAAAGATGATAAGTTAAGAAAGTTTTTAACAGCTAAATTAGATGCACCAGCTTATGCTGCAAGAATAGCAAGAAAAGAGGTTCTTAAAGAAGCATTAGTAGATAATTTAAAGCAGATAATGAATGAAGTTGCAGTAAATGAAATGGTATTAGATAAAAATCTATTTATTCAAAATATGAATCAATCATACTATACCCATATGTGGGAAGTGCAAAGAGGTATGCAGATAGGATTTGATGTAGGAGCTTTAGGAAAAGAAACTATTGAAGCTATATTAAAAAGACCATTTGCAGGAGGATATTATTCTGAAAGAATATGGGGTAATACATCAAAGCTAACAGAACAGCTTTATGAAACTGTATTATCAGGATTATTAAATGGTAAGCCATTAAAGAAAATGATAAATGAGTTAACTGAAACAATGGAAGTTGGCGAAAGTGCTGCAAGAAGATTAGTAAGAACAGAAGCAGCTTACTATACAAACATGGCAGCAGTTGAAGGATATAAAGAATGTGGAATAGATAAATATAGATATTATGCAAAACTAGATCTTAAAGTAAGTAATATATGTAGAGAGCTAGATGGTAAGATATTTCCTATAAGTGAAGCACAAACAGGAGTAAACCTTCCACCAATGCATCCATGGTGTAGAAGTTCAATAGGGCCTGTTATTGATGGTGGAGTATCTCAAAGAATTGGAGTTAGAACAAGAGATGTAGTTACAGGGAAAAGCCACATAATAAAAGGAGATATAACATATAAGGAATGGTATGATAGATTTGTAATAGATAAATATGGAGAAGATAAAACTAAAGAGTTAGAAAAGAAAGCAAAGACTTACAAGAAAAAGGATAAAAAATAGATATTCATAAAATCCATATTATGTTATATAATTGTATTATTATGTAATATGGGGGGTCTTATGAAAGAGAAAAAGAGAATAACAGCTTTACTATTATGTATATTTGGATTTATATTTGGATTACATCATTGGTATCTAGGAAATTGGAAAAAAGCATTATTATTTACTATAACTGCTGGAGGTTTATATATTTGGTGGATTCATGATATAATAAAGCTTATTTTTGATAAAGATTATATAAATAACTATAAAAGATGTACAAGTCTTAAAGAAGATTTTAAGGAAGAAATTAGATATCAGCAGAAGAAAGCTATTATAGAACAGGAAAATAGACAATATAAGGCTAGTTGTCAAGTATGTTGCCCTAACTGTGGAAGTACTCAAATTACTGCTAATAAAAAGGGATTTAGTTTAGGTAAAGCTATAGCTGGAGGAATTATATTAACACCTATAGCTGGTGTAGCAACTGGTATGCTTGGCAAAAATAAAATAATAATAACTTGTTTAAGTTGTGGAAAACAATTTAAACCGGGAAGATAATTTATAGCACTTACTTAGGTAGGTGCTTTTATTATACTTAAAATTAAGGAGGAAATATTTATGAAAAAATTATTTATATCTCAACCAATGAGAGGTTTAACAGACGAAGAAATTTTAAAAACTAGAGAAGAAATTAGAGTTAGAGCAGAAGAAACAATAGGAGAGTCTGTAGAATTAATAGATTCTTTTATTGAAGACTATCCAGGAGAGATTAATAAATCTGTACCAGTTTGGTATTTAGGCAAATCAATACAACTTCTTTCACAAGCTGATATTGCATATTTTGGTGGAGATTGGAGAAATGCAAGAGGTTGTAGAATTGAGCATGAAGTGGCAGATAAATATGGAATTAAAATAATAGAGGAGTAATGGTGGTTAATTATGAATGAAAAAGAATTTTTAGAGTGGTGTAAGCAAGAAGTATGTGATTATACCAATAAACATTTAGATAAAACAGATAAAAAGGAAATCATAACAGATGATGTATATATGGTGTGGTGCTGTAAAACACTACAAAATAATAAAGCATTACTTAGTACTACTTTACCTGATGGAATATATTATGAATGTACATACAATGGAGATAAAAAAGAAATGTATGTAGATGTTTATAAGAAATGGGAAAATTATAAGGTTAAAAAATAATTAAGTCTTAGGAAACTAAGGCTTTTTATTATGCCCTAAGTAAGGCGTTAAACTGCTTAAAAATAATATTTGAACCTAATGGGCAATGAACATTAGGGGCGAGGAGGAAGAAATGAAAAGAAAATTAATTATGAATCTTCAACTATTTGGATTAGGACAAGTTTCTAGACCTTTTCTTAATGCAGATAGTGGAGAAGGCAATGGAGGAGCTGGAACTGGGGCTGATAACAGTAATGGTGAAGGTAGAACAGATGAAAATCAAAATTCAGATGAAGGAGATAAGTCTTTTGATGATATTTTAAAAGATAAAAAGTATCAATCTGAATTTGATAAAAGAGTAGCAAAAGCTTTAGAAACTGCAAGAGGTAAATGGGAAACTGATTATCAAGCAAAGGTTGAAGAAGCTAAAACAGAAGCAGAAAAGCTAGCTAAGATGAATGCGGAACAAAAAGCAAAATATGCAGAAGAGAAGAGATTAGCAGAGCTAGAAAAGAGAGAAAAAGATATAACTACTAGGGAATTAAGAGCAACAGCTTTTGAAACTTTAGCAGAAAAGAATCTACCTAAAGAATTAGCAGATATTCTTAATTATTCAGATGCAGAGCAATGCAATAAAAGTATTGAAGCTGTAGAAAAGGCTTTCCAAGCTGCAGTAGAGAGAGCTGTAAATGAAAAATTAAGAGGGAAACAAACACCTAATAAGGGTGGGCAAGGAAATGCAGGAGATGCAGCATTAAGAAAAGCTATGGGGCTTTAAAATTAATAAAAGTGAGGAAGATTAAATTATGGCAAATACAATTACATTAGCAAAGAAATATGTACCTTTACTAGATGAGGTTTATAAGAAAGTAGCATTGACTTCTATACTAGATAGTGATGCTAGTTTAGCAAGAGAAGGAGCAAATACAAATGAAATAATTATTCCTAAGATAGATATGGATGGATTAGGAGATTATGATAGAAATTCAGGATATGTTAATGGAGATGTTACATTAACATGGGAAACAGTTAAATTTAACTATGAAAGAGGTAGAATGTTTAATGTTGATGCTATGGATAATGAAGAATCAGTAGGATTAGCATTTGGGAAATTATCAGGTGAGTTCATAAGAACTAAGGTAGTTCCAGAAATAGATGCATTTAGATTTGCTACTTACGCAAGCAAATCGGGCGTAACAGTAGTTAATGAAGGTTTATCAACTGGTGAAGCAGTAATAAAAGCGTTAAGAACTGCTTCAACTAAAATGGATGAAGAAGAAGTAACTTCAGAGGGAAGAATATTATTTATTACACCAACATTAAAAGGATTAGTAGATGATCTAGATACTACTAAATCTAAAGCAGTAATGGATAAATTTGCAGCGGTTATTGAAGTACCACAATCTAGATTCTATTCTGCAATAGAACTTAATGATGGGAAAAGTGGTGGTGAAGAAAAAGGTGGATATAAAAAGGCATCAGATGCTAAAGATTTAAACTTTATGATTATTGAACCATCAGCATTACTTCAATTCCCTAAGCATGTTGTACCTAAGATAGTTACTCCAGAACAAAATCAATCTGCAGATGCATGGAAGTTTGGTTATAGAAACTATGGACTAGCAGATGTTTATGAAAATAAGACAGCTGGTATATATGCACATACTAAAGCAGCATAGGAGAAAGTATTATGGGAAGAATAGTTGGATTGGTATTTAAAGATACTAAAATTAAAGAAAAGGAATTTAAAAATAATGATGTTGATTTAAACAAATTAACATTAGATCAATTAAAAAGTTTAGCAGAAGAAAAGGGGATTGAATTTGCTCCTAAAATAAAAAAAGATGATCTTATATTTTTAATTGAAAATGATATAGATGATGAAATAGAGAATAAAGAGGAAGCATAAGCTTCTTCTTTTTTGGATGGTGCTTAAATGGATCAATTAACAAATATTAAAATAAGAACAAATGAGGATGATGTTATACTTTTAAATCAGCTTTTAGAAGATGCAGAAGCCGAGATATTAGATTACTGCAATAGAGATACACTATTACCACGTATGCTTGGATTACAAAGAGAGTTAGCTGTTATTTATTATAATAGGCTAGGAAGCGAGGGGGAATCTTCTAGAAGTGAGGGAGGAGTATCTGTAAGTTACAGTACTGATATTCCTGAAAATATTAAAAGAAGATTAAACTCATACAGGAGATTAAAGGCGGTGAGATTGGCCAATGAGAATAAAGAATAAAAAAACTTACTGGCTTAAGAAAAAAATAACCACTGAAGATAATGAAGGCAATGTGTATGCTGATTATTCTGAAGCAATTGAAATAAAAGCAAATATATATCCAGCTAGTGGGAAACTACAAGCTGAAATATATGGTGAGAGATTAAATTATATATTCAATATGCTTTATGATGGCCAAGAAAAATTAAATGAAGGTGATGGAATATGTGTTTTTGTAGATAAAGATAGTAAACCGGACTACAAGATAATATCAATTAAACCATATTCACACCAATCAATAGAATTGGAGAAGATATAATGGCTGTAACCAATGTAAAAAGGCTTATGAAAAAACTTGATGAACTAGGGGGGAATAGTGAAGCTGTATTTGAAAATGCAGTAGAAAAGGCTGGAAAAGCAATAGAAAGATATGCTAAAGATTATTGTCCTGAAAGTGGATTAAGTGATGATACATTAAGAGATTCAATTAAATTTGAAATGGTTAAAAAAGATGGTAAAAAGACTAAAGGAAGAGTTGTTACAAATCATGAGTATGCAGCTTATGTAGAGTTTGGAACAGGACCAGTAGGAGCAAAAAGCGGTGGAGTTGCTTCTAAATTAGCGGGTAAGATAACTTATAAATCAGATGGTTGGTATATTCCAGCAGATGAAATTGAACCAGCAGTAGCAGAGCAATATCATTTTAAACTTGTTACGATTGGGGGAGTTGATTTTTACTATTCAGAAGGACAAGCAGCACAACCTTATATGTATCCAGCAGTAGTAGGTAAAGAAAAAGCCATAGGTAATATAGTTAGATATCAAATAAACAAAGAAATAAAAAGAATATGTAATAGTAGGTGATAACTTGGTTAATTTTAAACCTATAATTTATAAAAAATTAAAAGAAATTGAAGGTGTTACAGTAAGTGAAGAATATCCAAATGATTGGAGTAAATTACCTGCTGTAACTTATTCAGAGGAAGATAATTCTACTTATGAGGTAGTAGATAATGAAGAATCTACTTGTAGGATTATTTATCGAATAGAAGTATGGAATGATAGAAGTACTTCGGAAATTGTTTTAAACATAGATAAAGCAATAACTTCATTAGGTTTAAAAAGAACATTCTGCAAAGATGCTCCAGTTCCAAGCAAATTAAAGCATAAAGTTCTTAGATATGAAGGTATTGTTGATATCAAAACATTTAGAGTATACCAAAGAAATTAAGGAGGAGATTATATGTTAGCAAATGGTATTAAATTAGGATATTCAACAAGTGGTTCAAGTTATACAAATTTAGAAGGACTTCAAGAAGTACCTGAAATTGGTTCAGATCCTGAAAAAGTTGATGTGACTACTTTAGCAGACAAAGCAAAGAAATATGAACAAGGTATAGGTGATTATGGAGATTTAGAGTTTACATTTAAATATGATAACTCTTCAGCAACATCACCATTTAGAATATTAAAAGGATTTGAAGCAAATAAAACCGTAGTTAAATTCCAAATAGAATTTCCTGATGGAACAAAATTTAAATGGGATGCACAAGTAAGTGTAAAAATTGGTGGTGGTGGTGTTAATGCATTAATAACATTTACTGTATCAATGGCTTTACAAAGTGATGTCAATATAGAACATCCAGCTGATTTATCAATGCTTAAAGAACTTAAGGAGGGTGAAGAATAATGAAATATCATACTTTAGAAATTAACGGTCAAGAATTAAAATGTAGATTAACTACTCAAAATACAAGAAAATTAGAAGAAAAATTAGGTGGAGAATCATTAATGTTAATGCTAGTAAAAAAGAAAGTATTAGGTGCTGGTGATATATCAGCAATACTTCATTCATCATTACAAGCATTAGAGCATGGATGGACATCTCAAAAGGTAGATAACCTTATAGATGAATATATAGATAATGATGGTGACTTATTTACTCTTCAACAAGAATGTATGAACATAATGAAGGTAAGTGGTTTTTTCAAGGAGAGTCCACAGAGCCAAGAGCAGGAAGTGGACAAGGAAGAAGCAAAAGAGGCCATGAAACTTTTACTGAATTAATTAATGAATTATATCCGATTTGTTTAGATTGTGGCATTACACCAAGCCTGTTTCATGAAAGTACAATAGATGAATTAATTGATCTAATTAAATCTTACGGAAGAAAAGAAGAAGCAAGGCAAAAAGAAAATATAGTTTTAAATTATATGTTAGCTAGACAAATAGGAGAGAATGTTGCAATTTTATTTAATAAAGATGCAAAAGTAACTCAACTTTGGGATTTATACCCTGACTTATTCAAAAAAGAAAAGGAAATAAGTGATAGAAAAGTAAGAGAGGCAGAAATGGAAGCTTATAAAGCGAAGTTTACTGCCTTTGCTTATAGCGTAAATTCCAAGATAGGGGGTGAAAATAATTAATGACTATAGAGGAATTAGAAATAGTTATTGAAGCACAAACAAGAGATTTCCAGCAACAAATAGAAAGAGTAACAAATCAAGTGAGCAATATGGAGAAAAGAGTTAATAAATCTCTAGGAAATATAAAAAATATTTTTGGTAGAGTAGGTAAATGGATTGCTGCTCTAGGGATAGGTAAAGTTATAAAAGATAGCATTATAACAGCTATGGACTCTATAGAAAGTGACTCCATGTTTGATACTGTATTTGGTTCTCTCGCTAATGATGTACGGCAATGGTCAGAGGAACTACAAAATACCCTAGGGTTAAATGGTTATGCTATTAGAGAGAATGTTGCAACTTTATATAATATGACTCAATCAATGGGGTTAGCATCAAGTGAAGCCCTAAATCTTTCCAGGGATATGACTTTACTTGCTGAAGATATGGCAAGTTTTTATAACTTAAGCAGCGAAGAAGCATTTACTAAAATTAGAACTGGATTAACAGGTGAAACTGAACCACTTAAAGCATTAGGTATATTAGTAGATGATGCTACTATTAAACAATATGCTTACGCCAATGGAATAGCTAAAACTGGAAGTGAATTAAGTAATACAGAAAAGGTAATGGCTAGATATATTGCTATATCTCAACAGACTGCAACGGCAAGTGGAGACTTAGCGAGAACAATAAATTCTCCAGCAAACCAATTGAGAGTATTACAAAATAATTTAAATTTATTAAAAATAGAATTAGGTAATGCTTTTATGCCAATAGTACAAATAGTATTACCAATATTAAATTCATTTGCACAATCATTAGTAAAGGTAACTAGTGTGGTAGCTAGATTTATGAACGTATTATTCGGGACTTCAGCTAGTTCATCTGCAGGAAGTACGGCAACTGCTATTGGTGGAGTTAGTACAGCAGTTAAGGGTGTTAGTGACGCATATAATAATGCGGGGAATAGTGCTAAAAAGGCTGCTAAAGATGCAAAAGGATTTCTTGCAGGATTCGACGAGATCAATAAAGTAAATCAAAATAGTTCTGATTCAGGAAGTGGGGCATCTGGTGGAGGTTCATCAGGTGGAGTTGATATTCCAAGTTTTGATATTAGTGAGCAAGAAGGAGCTCTTGAACAATTAACTGGAAAAGTAGAAGAGTTTGCACTTAAAGTAAGGAATGCTTTTATAAATATTGCAAATTTCATAAAAGAGCATAAAGAAATTATTATTTCACTAATAGCTGGACTAGCAGCAGGAATCATAAGTATCTTTATTGCTGCTAACTGGGGAACTATAGTCAGCACAATAAGTGGAATATTTATACCTTTGATTACATGGTTTAAAAATTTAGCTTTAGCTATGGAATTTTCAACACCATTAAAAGTATTTAGTTATGGACTATTTGGAATAAGTCCTATTGCGTTAGCTGTTGTAGCTATAATAGCTGCTGTTACTGCAGCAGTAGTATATTTATGGCAAACATCTGATACCTTTAGACAATCACTAATAGATGGTTGGAATGCATTAATTAGTGTATTAACTCCTTATTGGGAAGCTATAAAGGGAGCATTAATTTTAATAGGAGATCTTTTAATTACAGTGCTAAAGCCTATACTATTTATATTATGGGATGCCTGGTGTACTGTAGTAGATAATATAGTAAAAGTAACAATGGCTCTATGGACAAATTGTATAGCACCAGTAGTTCAATTTTTAGGTGAATGCCTTAAAAAGATTATAGATGGATTAAATGAAATATGGCAAGCATGGAAACCTACAATAGAAAAAATAGGAGAAATACTTGTCGGTATATGGAATACTTGTTTAAAGCCATTCGTAAATTGGTTAGGCAGTACTTTTATTCAAGCGTTTAAAAATATAGGGGATTATATTAAACCTATATTAGATAGTTTAAAAACTATGTTTGGTGGATTAGTAGATTTTATAGTTGGAGTATTTACTGGTAATTGGCAAAAGGCTTGGCAAGGAGTGCAAAATATATTTAAAGGTATATTTAATGGACTTGAAGCAATAGCTAAAAAGCCAATAAATTATATTATTAGTGCTGTTAATAGCATGATTAAAGGATTGAATAAAATTAAACTTCCAGATTGGGTTCCAGGGCTAGGAGGTAAGGGTATTAATATTCCTACAATTCCTATGTTAGCTAAAGGAGGAATTATAGATAGTCCAACAATTGCTATGGTAGGAGAGGCAGGTAAAGAAGCAGTAATGCCTTTAGAAAATAATACAGGATGGATAACTGATTTAGCTTCTAAAGTTGCAGATAGAATGCCACAAGGGGCAAGCACTACTACAAGTGATGCACCTATTGAATTAACTATCCAAATAGGAACAACAAAGCTTGGCAAAGTTGTTATTGATAGCATTAATAAAGTTAATAGACAAGCTGGAAAGAATCTTATAACAGCAGGGTAGGTGATAGTTATGATTAGGATAAATGGAGTAGCAATTGCTACTCCTAAAACATTTGAAGTAACAGTAAGTGATTTAGATGGAAATAGTGAAAGAAATGCAAATGGAGAATTAATAAGAGATAGATTAGCTGTAAAAAGAAAAATTAATTTAGAGTGGCCAGCTTTAACACAAGCTCAAAGTTCAAGATTATTAAGTGCTGTATCAGATGTGTTTTTTACTGTAGAGTTTCCTGATCCTCAACTTGGTGTTATATCTAGAACTATGTATGTAGGGGATAGAACAACTCCAGCTTATTCATGTATAAATGGAGTAATTAAATGGAGTGGACTTAAAATGAATTTCATAGAAAGGTAGGTACTAAATGTATAAAGTAAGTAATGAGTGTAAAAAGGCTATAAATCATTATTCTAGAGAATTATATAGTAAAGCTTATATAAATAATAATGAAATATATGCAAGTGATATTATATCTTATGAAATAAATGAAGGAATAATATCTGGTAGTGATTTTGAACTTGGTGGAGCAGTAGCATCTACTTTAGAAATTAAAATTAATAATCTACATGGTGCTTATAATGACATTGAGTTAAATGGAAAAGAAATTAAAATATTTACAGGAATTTTATTAGAAGATAATTCTATAGAATATGTACCAATGGGGATTTTTATAATTGATGAAGCTGTAAAAGATAAAAACATTATAGTGATTGAAGCTACAGACAAAATGGTAACTTTAGAAGATTATTATGAAAGTAAATTAACATTCCCTACAACTGTTTTAAATATAGCAAATGAAATTTGTACTATAGCTGGAATAACTTTAGCTACAAAACAATTTTATAATAGTAATTACATAGTTAATAGTTTACCTTTTGGAATAACTCTTAGAGATGTAATTCATGATATAGCTGAAATTGCTGGAGGATTTGCTAAAATTAATAGAATTGGTGAATTAGAAATAATAACACCAGGTAAAAGTATAGCAACTGAAATAAATAAAGATAGATACATAGATATGCAAATTAAAGAAGGATTCTATGTTGATAATTTAACTATAGTTGAAAATTACTTTCCAGTACCTCCAGTTCCAATTAATTTGAATGTTTTACCTTTTAGCTCTAAATGGCAAGGGGATTTTTCAATAGATCCAGGAGATAAAGTTATTTTAAATGATGGAAAAGGTACTTATGAAACTATTATTACTAAGCAGAAAATAACTTTTAATGGTGGATTAAGATATGAAAGTGAATGTACTGGACTTAGTGATCAACAAAAAAGTACTCAACAAATATCGAATACAGAGAAAACTAATAAAAGATATAGAAGTGAAATTAAACAGTTAGCTAATGAAATATCTCAAAAGGTATCAAGTGGTGATTTTGAAGCTTATCAAAAAATTACTGATGAAAAAATTGAAAACAAAGTTACTAAAACTGAAGCCGAACATATAGTTAACTCTAAGGTAGAACAAACTGAAAATAAATGGTCAGCTACATTTGAAAGTTCTGGAGCATATAACTTAATTGAAAACTCAACTGGATTTAATAAAGTTAAAAATGGTTGGGAAAATGAAGTTGGTGATTCATCTAAAATATATGCTTGGTATAGAGCTAATGAAAAAGTATCTACTGGATACTATATGGGGATATATAGAGATAATGATACTTCTACATCTATTTATAGTGCTATAAGTAGTAGGTTTAATTTAGCACCAAATACTACCTATACTTTCACAGGAAAGTTCAATACTCATAAGAAATCTAAAGGGGTAAGAGTAACAATTAAAACATCAAATTCTATAGATTATATCCAAGAAGATAGAGTAACATTTGATAATTCTATAATCATATATGAAGCAAATGAAAACTCATGGGTAAATGTTAAGAATACATTTACTACTGGAGAAAATGTTAAATCTGGGTTTATTCAAATTGAACATTTAGGTTATGATGTTGATAATCCTTTAGTTTCTAATTCTAACACTATATTTTGGGCAGACTTATTACTTGTTGAAGGTGAAGTTTCAAAACCCTGGTGTCCTCATGCAAATGAGATTTACAGTGGTTCAACTATAATTGATGCAAGTGGAGTTACTATTAATAATGGAGATATTAGAGTTAAGAATAAAGCTGGAACAACTGTTTTAGAAGGGGATACCGAAGGTAATTTAATTTTATTGGGAACCATGAAAAGTCAGAAGGGAGATCAGTATGTTGCACTAAATAGTGGAGGTATCACTTTTCAAGATGCACATAGAAATGAACAAATAGTAAGAATGGCTACATCAGCATATGCATCTAATGCAGATATGAATGGTATGATAATTGGAATGGCTCAATACTGTGATTATATTAGATTTAGTCATTTACAAAAGGCTGACTTAAGCCAGGGATGGGATTCAAGTGTGACGGCATATAACTTCTTTGATTTATGGGCAAGTAAGCAAATCATAGGTTCAACAGTTTATCAAAAAGGAATAAATGTATTTGCTCCAGTTTATATGAAAGGAAAAATGTGTTTTCAAAACAGTTCAGATTATACAAGTGATATCTGCAATTTAAATTGGAATACAATTCAAGATTTGTTGGGGATATGCGGTGATAATGGATTGTTTCTAGGGTATAGAAGTGCGGGTGAATATAAAGCTAGAATTGTATTAACAGAAGGGGCACATCCGGGCACCGGAGATAATATAAGGTCATGGGGAAACTGGAATTTAAGTGAAGCAACAATTCATAATGGACATTTTAATGGAAAATCTTTAACTATTTCAGGAAGTAAAAACTGTTTGCAAAAAACAAATAATTACGGTGAAAGACTTATAAATGCTTATGAAACTGCAGAATATTATTTTGGAGATATAGGATCTGGAATAATAAATAATGATGGAGAATGCTTAGTTGGAATAGATGATGTATTCCAGGAATGTGTTAATACTGATATAGAATATCATGTTTTCACTCAAATTTATAATGGAGTAATTAGAACAATAGAAAGAAATAAAACATATTTCATTGTAAAAGGTGAACCAGGAACTAGTTTTAGTTGGGAGTTAAAAGCTAAGAGAATTGGCTATGAAAATAATAGATTAGATATTCAAGACTTAGAAAATAATTCTGAAAGTGGAGTTGAATTATTTAATGATGATGATTTTAAGGCGAATACAAGTGAAGAAACTTTAAATTTTATATTAGATTTTAATTTAGAAGATTTATTAATGGAGGTATTGTAATGAAAATATTAACTGGATTTGCAGTAGTTAAAGATAGTGTAGGTAATAGAATAACTTTTACTACAACTGAAGTAGATGAAAGTGGAATGATAACATCTAGTAATAATAAAGAAAGTTTTATTGTTCTTGATCCTGAAACTAATGCTTTAATTACACAATTAGAAGAAAAAATTAAAAATAGAGTATAGCAGGTGATATAATGGCACTCATACAGGGGATAGTAGATACTCAAAAACAAAACTTGAAGAGTTTAGGGATAGTAAATTCGGGTGATGATCTAACAATTGAATTAGAAGTAAAACAGAATGGGGTTAACATTGAATTTGTTAATCCTATTTTTGAATTACTAGCTACTAAGAGTGATGGGACTAGAGTTAGGCAACTAGTTGATATAACTTATATAGGCAATGTAGTTAATATAATAGGGGATGAACAATTGGTTACTTCTCCTGGTATAGTAACTTTGCAATTAATAATTAAAGACAACAAAAGGAGCTCTACTTGTCTTTTCTATTTTATGTGTGGCACAAGTTTAGATAGAGATATAATACAATCTATTTCTAAAGTTGAAGTTCTAAATCAATTAGATGAATATGTAGTACAGGCATTTGCAAATCTTAAAGAGTATGAACAAAGAATAATAGCTAGTGATGCATCTATAAGAAATCTTAATGAAGATATGATAAAGGCTGAAAAAGTTAGAGTACAAGCTGAAATTAATAGGGGGAATACATTTGATAATCTTGTATTAAAGATGAATAATGCTATTAATGCAGCTATAGCTACAGATGAAACACTACAAAATAATGAAATTAAGAGAATTGATAATTATAATACTATTAAAGCTGAATTAGAGAGCATTAAAGACGATTTAATTCTACTTAATAATAATATTAGCAAAGAGGAAGAGAAAAGAGTACAAGCTGAAATTGATAGAGTTAATAAAACATTAGAGATAATAGAAAAATTAAAATCTACTAATGATAAAGTAAATATAGCTGAAGCAGAGAGGGTAACTGAATTTAATAATATTAAATCCGAACTTACTTCTCTTAAAGAGGCTCTTACAACTATCAATAATATCGCAAACTCTAATGAAGAAATTAGAAAAACAAATGAAAGTGGAAGGGTTGCAGCTGAACAACAAAGAGTTACAGATTTTGAAAAAATAAAATCTGATAATACATCTCTTGGAGTAGCTCTTACTAAAAAAGTTGATGATAAGATAGTTGAAATTGAAGCCAATAATAATACTTTTAAGCAAGGAATTAACGAACAATACGAAACTATTGTTCGTGAAAATGAAACTTTTAAGAGTGAAGTAAATGCAAAAACTGGTAACTGTGAAGAAGGTTATTTTGACGGAAAAGTATATCCTACTCTAAAAGATAGGTTAGATTTTGATTTTGAGGACGTTAATAGAAGGTTACTTGAAGCAGAATTATTAGGTTATGAAGGTTCTATAATGAAATGTGATAGCACGTATTCGGGATTAACAAGTGATTTAGAAATCAAGGGAAGAACATTGCAGAATTTACTTTTAGATAATACTTTTGAAAATACAACCACAGTTGACGGTGGGTGGAAGGCTACACGTTTAAACATAGCTTTTGATTTAAAAGCTAATACTGATTATTTATTAATATATACGGTATCTAAAAACTCTAATAATTATTCGTTAAATATTGGTGGAAAAATTGATAATGCTTTTAGTGTTATGGGGTTAGATTCAAGCATAGGAACTCACAAAGTTATAATTAAAACTTATTCTGACATAACTGACAAAAAAATGAACAAATTATTCTTTCAATATTTAAATACAATAGCAGGAGAAATTAAAGTTACTAATATAATGCTTTTAGAGTATTCTATAAACTTAGAGAGCCTTCCTATCGAATATTTTGAAGGAATAAAAAGTGTTGGAGAACAAGAAAAAATAGGAGATAAATATAAGGTTGGAATTAAGAGTTATGGGAAGAATTTGCTTGATATTGAAAAATTCAAAAATGTCGAGAACCATAACAATGTTCCAAAAACTGAACTGGCAACATTTAATAAGTGTTTCTTGATAAAAAACACTAAACCAAACACAAAATATACAATATGTAGAACGTCTTCGGCAGTCGGAACAGTTAACGTTAGTATATTAAACTCAGATGGTAGCAGGGCTTCGCTAACTTCTGGTACTTCAACTAATAGAACTATAGAAACATCATCTGATGGTTTATTATATATAGCTATTCAATCAGTTACTCAAGAGCGAATAACTACAGCATTATCTGAATCTGGTGAATTATGGCTAGAAGAAGGAGCAATACCAACACCTTACGAACCATATCAATCAGACACTAAATACTTATTGGTGGATGAGCCTTTACGCAGTTTACTTAATGGTGTGAGTGATACAATTGACGAGTTAGGTGTAGAAACTAAGAGAGTTGGAAAGATTATACTTGATGGGAGTGAAAATTGGGGGTTTAGTGTTGAACAAGAAAACACGATAAGATTTTATATATCGAATAGAACAGGGAAAACAAGTTTTGGTTATTGTGATACTTTAACATATAGGGCAAGTGGCATGCCACATGGAGATTATGAATACATTCTTATAAATCCAACTAATATTTTTATAAATATAGCTAAATCAAAATTAACCACACAGGATGTAGAAGGGGTGAAAAATTGGTTACAAACTAACAATACTACACTGATATACGAATTAGCAGAACCAATTGTAATAAACCATAACAAAAACTTAAACCTAAAAACATACGAAGGAACTACTTATATAAGTTCAGAAAACACTTTAAAGGCAAATATAAGTTGTAAAGTTCCATCAAATGTACAAGCTGTATTACAAGATACAAGAGCTAGAAATAGAGAATTAGAAAATGAACTTGAAACAACTACATTAAAGCTAAAAGAAGCAGATAATATATTAAAAGAAATGGACACAGATTTAATAAAAACAAATTGGGAAATGGACGATAGACTATTCGAGGTAGAATGGGCATTAGAAGATGCTGGACTAGTTACATCAGTATCAACATTTAATATAAATAACAAAATGAGAGGAAGTGCAAGTGTTATGGCATTAAGTAAATTTGAACAAGCTAAAATTATTATTATGAGTGGTGATTATGATAGAGCTACTTTAGAAGGACAACTTTCTAAATATCTTAAAAGAAATATAATTGCTCAAGATGAATATGATACTTTAATTAGTATGATGGACGCAAAAGAAATTGTAGTGGGTGAATAATTGAATAAAATTGTTCATAAAATTTAAGCTATTTAATAGTGATAAATATTATTTAATATATTATAATAAAAGAGAAAAGTTAAGAAAACTTTTCTCTTTTTAAATTAAGTTATTATAGCTGTCCCAACAATGTATGGTGGGAAACCATTTGGATATCTTTTCATAAATTTTTCGTAATTACTTAAGAA